CAATATTTTGTTCAAAGGTTTATAGATAAAATTACAATCACTTTATATTTGACTCCTGGAACGGATGAGGCGGGTAAAAAAATAAATTACTATTATGCAAAAAGAATTCAAGATGCAGGAGACTATACTAACGATGCAGATGTACCATATAGATTTGTGCCTTGTATGGTAGCCGGACTTGCATATTATTTATCTGTTAAGTTTGCACCAGAAAGAGTTCAAGTTTTAAAAATGTTATATGAGGATGAATTACAAAGAGCGTTGGAAGAAGATGGTTCTTCAACTAGTTCATTTATTACACCTAAAACTTATTACGAAGGATTATAATGGGTAATTTGGCAAAAGGTAAACATGCAAAAGCCATATCAGATAGATCAGGAATGGAGTTTCCATATAATGAAATGGTTAAAGAGTGGAATGGTTCTTTTGTGCATGTTTCAGAATATGAAGCTAAACATCCACAACTTCAACCAAAATCAAGTCCAACAGACGGACAAGGTTTGGTAAATGCAAGACCCGCAAGAACAGAATCTACAACACAAAATTTACTACCAGGAAATCCTTTTAAAATTACTTCTGGATCAACGACAGTAACAGTAACGGAACCTACTCATGGCAGAAGTACATCTGATACTGTTGTATTTAGAAATGTAACTGGAAGTCCAGGAGGTGTTTCATATACAGTATTTGAAAGTGCATCTGGGTATGCTATAACAAAAGTAGATGCAGATAAATATACTTTTACTTTAGGTGGTACACCAACAGTAACAGAAAACTCAGGAGGAATGACGGTAACAGCAGGACCTGTTACGTTAACACCATAATATGGCTTACACTTTAACAAATTTACAGGATGATATTAGAGACTATACTGAAGTAGATAGCACAGTATTTTCCACAGGTGTATTAAACACCATGATTAAAAATGCAGAGAATAGAATTTATAGAGATTCTGACTCTGATGATAATAGATTTTATGCAACATCTAATTTAGTTATTGGTAATAGATATGTAACTATTCCGTCAGATCTAAGAATTATTAGATACATTCAATTAAAAGACTCAAATAACAAACAAGTGTTTTTAGAAAAAAGAGATACTTCTTTTATGTCTGAGTTTTATAATACTCCAGCCACGTCCTCTGGACTCCCTAAATACTATGCTAATTGGGATGCTAATTTTTGGGTTGTAGCACCCACTCCAAATGCTACTTTTGAGATTACTTTAGCTTATGTTAAACAACCAACAAGCTTAACAGATTCTAGTGTTAGTTCTACAGGAACTTTTATATCCAATAAATATCAAGATTTACTTTTATATGCAGCTCTGGTAGAAGCATATGGATACTTGAAAGGACCCGCAGATATGCTACAATACTATGAAGGGTCTTATCGAAGAGCTTTACAATCGTATTCTATTGAACAACAAGGTAGAAGACGCCGAGACGAATGGCAAGATGGGGTTATTCGTACTCCTTTAAGATCCGATTCACCATCAAAATACTAAGGAGATAACTTATGGCTAATATAGTACCTGACTCTTTTAAAACAGATCTTTTAAAAGGAACGTTTAATTTCAAATCCAGCGGTCAAGGTGGAGGAGATACTTTTAAAATTGCTCTGTATACATCGTTAGCTGCTTTTAGTACTTCTACAACTGAATATATAACTACGAATCAAGTTGCAAATGGTAACGGTTATACAACAGGTGGAAATACTTTAACTAATGCTGGTGTATCTATAAGTAGTAATGTTGCTTTTGTTGACTTTGATGATACAACTTGGTCTTCAGCATCTATTACTGCAGTTGGAGCTTTGATTTATAAGAGTAGTTCAAATAATGAAGCGGTATTAGTTCTAGATTTCGGAGGGACAAAAACTTCCACAAGTGGAGATTTTCAAATTGTTTTCCCAGCCGCATCTAGTTCTGCAGCTATCATTAGAGTTGGCGACGCATAATTTTAAGGATTAAATAAATGGCACTTGTACTTAACGATAGAGTTAAAGAAACTTCTGTTACGACTGGAACAGGCACTCTTACTTTAGATGGTGCAGTTCAAGGTTTTGAAACATTTTCATCAGCTATTGGTAATAGTAATACAACTTACTATGCAATAGAACTACCTGGAACTACTGAGTTTGAAGTAGGTCGTGGAACTGTTTCTGCAGGTCAATTAGCTAGAACAGAAATTATTTCATCATCAAATAGTGATAGCGCTGTAGATTTTTCTGCAGGAACTAAAATTGTATTCTGTACTTTACCTGCTTCAAAAGCAGTTATTAAAGATGCAAGTGGTAATATTCCTATAGATGCAAACAAAACAATTGAGTTCGGTGATTCAGGTGAAACTATATCAGGTGATGGTACACATTTAACAATCGCTGGTTCAGATCATATTAATGTAAATGCTCAAGGAGAATTAACATTAAGTTCAGAAAGTAATGAAATATTTTTTAGAGATGGTTCAACATTATTTCTTAAACTTCAAAGAGATGGTGATTTTAATGTTAATTTAAAATCAAACAATAATAAAAAAATTGAATTTATTGGTGAAGATGATGGTTCCACTGTAGATATGCTTGTGTTAGATGGCGCAGAAGCAGGTAAAGCCACATTTAGTGATAAGGTTATTTTAGGTGCAAACAAAACAATTGAGTTCGGTGATTCAGGTGAAACCATATCAGGTGATGGTACAGATTTAACAATTGCTTCAAGTGGTTTTATAAACATAAATGCTTCAAGCGATGTTAAATTAAATGCAGCTGGTAATGACATAAGATTATATTCTAGTGCAACAGAATTTTTAAGACTAACTCATAGTTCTGGTGACGCTATAATTAACTCACTTGTATCTGACAAAGATATAAAATTTCAAGGTAATGATGGTGGATCAGGTATTACAGCATTAACTCTTGATATGTCTGATGCAGGTTCAGCTACATTTAATCACGATTTATTTTTATCAGATACTAGTGGTAGAATAGGAATTGGAACTACATCCCCAATTAGGTCATTAGAAATATCACAAGCAGTTCCAGCTATAAGAATGACAGATACAGATAGTGCTACTGGATACATGGAATTAAAATGTGCAGATGCTGCCTTTGACTTTACATTAGATCCAGATAACGCTTTATCTAATTCAGCAATTTCATTTAAAGTTGATAATACTGAATATATAAAATTGAGAGATAGTAGAATTGAGATACTTGATGGAAGTGCTACTTTCCCAGCTATAACTAATTTAGGAGACGTACAAACAGGATTATTCTTTAGTGCTGCTGGTACAATGGCTTTTTCGTCTGCTGGAACATCACAATTCACAATGACAGATGGAGCTATAGCACCTGTTACTGATAGTGATGTTGATCTAGGTACAACATCTTTACGTTTCAAAGATTCTTTTATGGATTCATTAACAGCTGGTGATATTACAATTTCTTCAAGTACCATTTCTGACAGTGGTAGTATGAATATTACCTCTGGTAGTAGTTTAACATTAGATGTTGATGGTTCTATAGTTTTAGACGCTGGTAGTGGAGGTAATGGTGTTAGAATTTTTGATGATGGTACTGAATTGTTACGTATTCATAATTCATCTAACGATGTTTCCATAGAAACTAAAGTACAAGATAAAGACTTATTTATTAAAGGTAACGATGGTGGTTCAACAATTACAGCATTAACTTTTGATATGTCAGAAGCAGGTGCTGCTGCTTTCAATAGCACAATTACAGCGGACAGTGGTAAAGATGTAATCTTAGGTAAAAATCAAGGAACAAATTTTACAAATTCACTATTAATTGGTCATTCAAACTCAGGAACTTTAAATAATGCAAATGGTAACGTTGGTGTA